GCCGGCGCGCCCGCGGGCCGGCGAGCTGCCGCGCGCCAGAAGCAAGAGTCCAAGCCTGCAGCGCCGCAGAACACCGGCCAAGCCGGCCCCACCGAGACCGGCGACACCGGACCGCAGGATTCCCAAACGGCCGCGCCGGCTGAAGGCAGCTCACCCACCACGGCGCCCGATTCCGCCTGACCTCGTCAGCCCTTCGAGCGCTGCGCCTTGCCGGCCTTCCCGCCTGCAGGGCGCATCCCCCGGAGACCTGAACCATGCCTGTAAAACCCACACCCGAAGAGGCCGCACTGCGCCTGCGCCTGGATGCCGACCTGGCTGCCGATCTGCCCGGAGCCATCGACCAGGCCCACGCCGAGGCGCAGGCCTTCCTGGACGGCGCCCTGTACGAAAACCAGGCCGCGGCTGATGGCGCTGCCGACCTGCGAGGCATCGTCTGCACGCCCGACATCATCGCCGCGCAGCTGCTTCTGGTGGACGCACTCATCGGCGCCAACACAAGCGCGGAGGTGCAGGACAAACGTGCTGCGGCCATGACCATGCTGCGGCGCCATCGCAATATGGGGGCATGACCCATGAGCAGTCAGCGGCGTAACAAGCGCATCTCCCTGCAGCGGCGGGTCACCGGCCGCGATGCGGCAGGACAGCCGGTCACGGCATGGGAGCCGGTGGCGCCGCCCGTCTGGGCGGATGTGCGTCAGCAGCGCGGGCTGGAGGCCATCAAGGCAGGCGCCGTCACCAGCGTGGTGCAGGCCTCCATCAATATCGCCTTCCGCGATGGTATCCACAGCGGCATGCGGGCAGTACATGGCGCCACGGTCTACGACATCAAGGCCGTGCTCCACGATGGGCGGCGCGACTTCATCGACCTGGTTTGCGAGGTAGTCACATGAGCAACGGCCTCACCGCCTCCTTCAACACCGCCCGCCTGCTGGCCCGCGTGCAGCGCGTGGCAGATGCCGCCAAGGATGCCGTGCGCCCCGCGGCCCAGGCCGGCATCCAGGTGTACTACGACGAAGTGCACCTGCGGGTGCCGGTGAGCGACAAGGCGCACAGCACCAAGGGCAAGAAGCACACCTTCCAGCCCGGCAACCTCAAGCGCGCCATCTACCAGGCCTTCGCCGACGAGAGCACTCCCGAGCGCGCGGTGTACCGCGTCAGCTACAACAAGAAGAAAGCCTTCTACGGCGGCATGGTGGAGCGCGGCACCAGCCGTACGCCCGCCCAGCCGTACCTGCGGCCCTCCTACGACGCCCGCCGCGCCGATGCCATCGCCGCCGCCCGGGCCGAGCTTCGCAAGCGCGTGAAGGGAGGGCTGCGCAAGTGATCGCCGAGACCCTCACCACCGCCGTGCTGGAGCCCCTCGCCCCCGACGCCGTCTTCCCCGACGTGGCGCCCGAAGGCGCGCCGCTGCCGCGCATCGTGTACCAGCAGGTGGGCGGGCAGGAGGTGACCTACCAGGAAGACACCCCGCCCGACACCGAGAACGCCCGCATGCAGATCGTCTGCTGGGCCGCCACCCGCATCGAGGCCGCCACGCTGGCCCAGCAGGTGCGCGATGCGCTGACGCAGGCCGCCGGCCTGCAGGCCCGTCCCATCGGCGCACGCAACAGCGTGCACGAGCCCGACACCGGCCTGTACGGCGCCCGGCAAGACTTCAGCGTCTGGTACGCGCGCTAGGCGCCACCAGCCGCCACCCAGCAAGCCTTCCCGGGCACCTTCCCGGTCGGGCTTTTTTCTTGCCCGCAAGGGCGCCCACCATCGCCCGCCACGTGCGGGCTTTTGCATTCTTGAAAGGCCCATCACCATGGCACGCACCCCCTCCGGCACCATCACCTCGGTTGCCACCATCTTCGGCGCGGCAAAAGCCGTCTCGATCATCACCAATGCGGTGGAAGCAGTCGTCACCTGTGTTGATCACGGCTTCACCAACGGCGACATTGTGGAGATGACCAGCGGTTGGTCTGGCATCAACAAACGCGCATTCCGCATCAAGGGCGTCGCCGGCGACACCTTTGTCCTGGAGCGTTGCAACACCAGCAACGTCAACCTGTTCACGCCGGGTGCAGGCATCGGCACCGTGCGCAAGCCGACTGACTGGGTGCAGCTGGACCGCACCATGAACCACAGCGGCAGCGGCGGCGATGTCAAGACGGTGAACGTGAAGTTCGCCGAGACGGATGTGGAAGTGGTGCTGCCCGATGGCTTCACCGCCGTACAGCGCACCTTTGAGATGGACGCCGACATGATCGGCACGCCTGGCTATGACGCGCTCGTGACCCTCACCCAGGTGCAGACCGACACCATCGTCAAGCGCCTGGCCAAGACCGGTGCCTTCCAGCTCATCTGCGGCAAGGTCGCCCTGAACGAAGAAGAGATCGAGCAGGAAGGCTCCATCGTGCGCGTCAAGGGCTCCATCTTGGGCCAGGGCCGCAGCACTCGTTACCCCTCCGCCTAACCCCTCCGGGCCCTAGAGCCCACCCCTGCACCGACCCCACCCCGTTCGCTCTTTCGCAGGAGCGGCGGGGCGGGGCACGGGCGTTTGTTTCACCTCTCCTGCGAAAGCCATCCCCATGTCTGACAAAGTCAAGAAATCCATTCCCGCCTTCGTTCTCAAATCCATTGACGACATCGCGCCCGAGTTCGATCTGCCCGCGCAAGTCCCCCTGCGCAAGGGCGGAACGACCACCATCACGCTGCAGTGCCTGGCGCTGGGCAAGGTGGAGTGGGCCGAAGTGCGCGACCGTGAGAATGATGCGGCCGAAGAGCGCCGCGAGCAGCGGGTGCAGACTGCCGTTCAAACAACCATGGATGACCAGGCAGCCCGGCCGAAGGTAAGGATCGCCGATGTTGCCCGCGACGAGATGGAGCACCAGGCCACGCTGGTGATGGAGTTCGCCACCGGCTGGGACCTGTCGGACCCACTCACCAAGGAAAGCCTGCTGCGCCTGGAGAACAAGTCCGGCGGCACGCTGGCCGCGATCATCAACGCCTACGAGCTCGCCATCTATCAGGGCCGCCTGGGAAACTGAGGGCGGCAGCCCGCGCTCTCGTAGAGCCGCCCATCACGGACGAAGAGGCCCGCTCGGAAGGGTGGGAGCTTGAAGACTACGAGAGCGAAGAACTCATCGTGTGGCCAGACAACTGGCCTGCGGTGCAGTTCTTCCAGCAGCGCGTGGGCACGCGCTGGGCCTACGCCGCCAGCGGCGCCCCCACCGGCTTGCGGTGGGAGGCAATTTACCCCTTGATGGATCGCCAGGGCCTGCAGCCCGAGCAATGGCAAGCCCTGCTGCATGACCTCGAAGTCATGGAAGACGCCGCGCTAGCCGCCATGCAGCAGCGCCTAGCCGAGAAATCCAACCGCAACAAATAGCCGCCAGTGCACACGTGTGCACGGGCGGCTGCCGCATTACCGATAGAGAGGCCCCAATGGCAGACGAGTCCCAGGACCTGACGGACGAAATCAAGCTGGGCGTAGATGCCTCCGGCGTTGAGACGGGCGTAGGCCGAGCCAAGCGTTCCATTGAAGACCTGGGCAGCGCCGTCGAAAACGTGGGCAAGCGCGGTGGAGAAGGCCTCAACCGCATGGGCCGTGATGGCGCGGACGCCGGCCAGAAGCTGGACCAGGTCACGCGCAACATGGTCAACAGCCTGCAGCGTCAAATCGCCGCGACCGAGGCCGGCGGCACCGCTACGCGCCAGTACCAGGAGAGCATCGCGCGCCTGCGCGGCGCCAACATGGACGTGCTTCGCCCCTATCTGGAGCAGCTGGACGCGGCGCGCGACAAGACTGATGAGGCCAAGCGCTCCACCGATGGGCTGCTGTCCACCATGCGTGGCGTTGGCAACGTCGTGGGCGGCCTTGTGGGCGGCCTGGCCGCGGCATTCAGCCTGCGCACCTTCATCGATGAAACCGTTGCAGCCGAGCAGGAACAGGCGCAGCTCGCAGCGGTGTTGCGCTCCACCGGAGAGGCCGCGGGCTGGTCGCGTGAGCAGCTCAACGCGATGGCCGCTGAGTTGGAGGGCAGCAGTATTTTTTCTGCCGGCGACATCAACCAGGCGCAAACGCGCCTGCTGAGCTACACCAATATTGTTGGCAGAGAATTCCCGCGCGCCATGCAAGCCGTGATAGACATGTCCGCGCGCATGGGCATGGATGTCAAGAGCTCGGCTGAGACCATCGGTCGTGCGCTGGACGTGCCCAGCGAAGGCCTCACCGCGCTCACGCGCCAGGGCTTTCGGTTTACCGAGTCGCAGAAAGACCTGGTCAAGCAACTGGAAGAAACTGGTCGCACAGCCGAAGCGCAGGGCATCATCCTGTCAGCCCTGGAGTCGTCCTATGGCGGCGCGGCAAGCGCAGCTCGGGATACTCTGGGAGGGTCTCTGTCTGCGTTGAAGAATGCCATCAACGACCTCATGACCGGCGGCGATGGCTCCATCTCCGCATTGCGTACGGGTGTGGACACGTTGACGGCCAGCGTCAATGATGCGAACACGATTCTCGGCGCCATGGGCGGATCTACCGATGATCTCGCGGGCAAGTTCCGCTTGGCGACAGCAGCCCAAGAGGGCTTCGCAGTCGTGCTGGAGACCATAGCCGCGCTCGGCGTCAATGTTGGCTACGTGCTGACAGGTGTTGGACGAGAGATCGGTGGTATGGCTGCGCAGGCTGCTCAGCTGCTCCAGTTCAACTTCAGCGGTGCGGCGGCCATCCGCAGTGAGATGGTCGCTGATGCTGCGGCCGCTCGTCGTGAAGTGGACGCGACAACCGATCGCATCCTGAACGCACGCAAGCGACTGCGCGAGCAGCCTTCGCCCTCTGCGCCGAGCGATGTTGGTGGTGGCGCTCAGGGGGGCAACAGGGGTGGCAACGGGCTCAGCAAAGAAGCTTTGGCCGCCGCACGCAAGGAAGCCGCAGAGCAGGCCAAAATCATGGCCGAGCTATCGGGGCTCACCGCGTCTTTCGAGGCCGACTGGGATCGCCTCAACCGCATGTATGCGGCGGGCACGCTCAGCCTGGAGCAGCTCACGGCCGCCCAGGCCACGCTGTTGGAAAAGCAGCCCGCGATCAAGGCCGCCATCGCCGAAGAGGCCAAGGCCCGCGAGGCCGCGCTCAAGAACGCCCAGCAGTTGGCCGACGCGCGCAACCGCGAATCAGAGGGCATCGAGGCCTGGCTGCGCGCCCAGCAGGCCGCCGCCCAGCAGTTGGCCGACGCGCGCA